GACATTCTCTTCAAGCTAGGACTAGATCTGAAAGAGCAAAGGATCCAAATTACGCAAGAAGTGTTTTTACATTAAAGACACAAGATGCTAGAAATCGTGAACAACTAGCAGGAAGAAATCCAAACTGGACCGCTAGTGGTAGTCCAATACGATTACGAAAAATTGGACTTGGTGGATTGTATAAAGCGGCACAAGATACAGAAAAAGATGCAAAAACCACAGCAGATGCTCTTCGCAGAAACAGGCAAGACGATGTCGTAAGACACCGAGCAGCAGGAAGAAACGTTATAAGAGCACGGGGTGGAGATCCAGATTCATTTTTGAATAGACTCAGAATAGGACTACTTAGACCAAGAATTTAAGTGAAATTATAAATAATTCTAAATAGTTTTTAGAACATTAAATGGAGAAAAATAATGCCAGATAATAACCCATATGCAGAATATTCGTCACCAGCACTTTACGACGACGGAACAGGTCGTGGTGCTGTAATCAATCCTCCTCTTGCTGATCCAAATGTTGCTATGGGAAATATGCAAACATTATCACCAGCGCAACTTCTCAAGAAGGCAAAGAAAAATCAACAAGTCCAAGAAGAAGGAGTTGATTACTTAGAGGCACTTTTTGATGGAGAAGATCTCAGCGAAGATTTCAAAGAAAAGGCAAAGACCATCTTTGAAGCAGCAATCAACGAAAGAGTAACTTTCCTTGAGTCTCATATTCTTGAAGCAGCAAAAGAAATAATTGAAGAACAGCAACAAGCAGCAAAGGAAGTAGTTCTAGAATCACAACAGGCAGCAAAGGAAGTAGTTCTTGAATCAACTGCTGGAACTTCAGAAGCACTTATTGAGCAAGTTGATAACTACCTTAATTATGTAATTTCTGAGTGGATGACAGAGAATAAGGTTGCCGTCGAGAGAGGTCTTCGCACTGAAATCGCAGAAAACTTCATTCACGGACTCAAGGATCTATTTGAATCTTCATTCATTGATGTCCCACATGAAAAGTATGATGTTCTTGATGATCTTTATGATGCCAACGAAGAACTTCAAGAGAGTGTAAATGATCTTATTCGTCAGAATGTTGCACTTAAGAATGAAGTAAATGCTCACCTCTGTGCAGAAGCATTCATGCAACAAGCACAAGGTCTTGCTGACACTCAAGTCGAGAAACTTGCTAAACTAGCAGAAGGCATTGAGTTTGAAAGTCCAGAGCAATATTCGGAAAAAGTAGCACTTCTTCGCGAATCATACTTTGGAAATGGCAAGACTCAATCTAGAGGTGCTTCAAGACAGGCAATGCTCACCGAAGATACCGATGGATCGTTTGTCGGAACTTCAGACTCTACGGATCCAATGATGGAATCTGTAGTCAATACTCTTTCGCTTCTTCAGAAGAATAAACCAATGATTCAGAAAGCAGTTCCAGAGCAAAATCAAAAATTGGCATCATTAATTAATCCAAACATTGTCAAGGACAATTTCATCTGAAATATTAAATTTAATAAATAAAAAGGAATACAGGAGAGAAAACACATGTCAGTAGATTTTAACAACACAACCCCATATGATTCACTCGTAGAGAAGTGGTCCCCAGTACTTGAGCACGGCGATCTTCCAAGCATTGGCGATCTTCACAAGAAGCGCGTAACCGCAGTTCTTCTTGAGAACCAAGTCAAGGCAATGAAAGAAGAGAGAGCAGGAAATCTCTTTGAAGATACCATGGGCCCAATCGGTGTCGGTGGCAACTTCATCACTGGTCAAGTCGGTTTAGCAGGTAACTTTGCTGGTTACGATCCAGTTCTTATCTCACTCGTTCGTCGCGCAATGCCAAACGTCGTAGCATATGACATCGCAGGCGTTCAACCAATGAGTGCTCCAACTGGTCTTATCTTTGCAATGCGCGCTCGTTACGGAAACGACAACAATGGTTACACTCAAGGTGACGAAGCACTCTTTGACGAACCATGGGCAAAAGTTTCTGGTGCTTCTGGTGCAACCAGACTTGGTGGCGCAGGCGGAACTCTTTCGTATGCAGACCTTCTTTCTGGTCACACTCTTGGTACATTCACTGGTCTTTATACTGAAGGTGAAACATATCTTGAATCGCGTCCAGACACCTTTACTTCATTCCGCGGTATGCTTACCTCGACTGCTGAAACTCTCGGCAAGAACTCATCGTCAGGTGACTTCCGTGAGATGGCATTCAGCATTGAAAGAGTCGCAGTACAAGCAAGATCACGCGCTCTCAAGGCAGAATACACCACAGAACTTGCACAAGACCTTCGCGCAGTTCACGGTCTTGACGCAGAGGCAGAACTCGCCAACATCCTTTCGGTTGAAATCATGAACGAAATCAACCGCGAAATTCTTCGCGCAATGTATTACGTTGCTAAGACTGGTGCAGTCAACCGCGACCTCGCTGGTTACTCAGCAGCAGGCAATGGTGGTATCTACGACCTTCTCGCAGACTCAGACGGTCGTTGGTCAGCAGAACGTTATCGCGGACTTATGTTCCAAATTGAACGCGAAGCAAACCAAATTGCTAAGGATACTCGTAGAGGAAAGGGTAACTTCATCGTTTGCTCCGCAGACGTTGCAAGTGCTCTCGCAATGGGTGGATTCCTTAACCTCTCGCCAGCACTCAACGTTGACATGCAAGTTGACGACACTGGTAACGTATTCGCAGGTGTTCTCAACAACAAGTTCAAGGTCTACATTGACCCATTTGTTGCCAACAACATCAACTTCATCACCGTTGGTTACAAGGGAACCTCGCCATACGACGCAGGATTCTTCTACTGCCCATACGTTCCTCTACAAATGGTCCGTGCAGTTGGTCAAGACACCTTCCAACCAAAGATTGGTTTCAAGACTCGTTACGGTCTTGTCGCCAATCCATTCGCAGGTGGTCGTGAGTCAACCTTCAGCAACCTCAACACCAGTGATGGTCTTGAGGCATCAACCAACGCATACTACCGTCTCTTCGCAGTCAAGAACCTCCACGGCAATGCCGCTGGCGTAACTTGGTGATAAGTAGACAATAGTCATCAGAGAACCCACGGGGAAACCCGTGGGTTTTTCTTTATAAATACTCTATATGCCAAACAATAGCGAACAAATTATTTCAGGAAATGTGCCAAGTAATATTCTTCGCGATATGCCTGGAGATTTTCTATTTGAGAATGAATTTCAACCAGCAACACACAATGTTCTTACTGGCAATAAGTTTAGATTTGTATTAACAAGATGCCCAACCGTCACATACTTCTGTCAAAGAGCAAACATTCCTTCTCTATCATTTGGTGTGTCTCAAAATTCAAACCCTACTGGTATTGTCTCTCGTAGACCTGGAACTTCATATGTTTACGAGGATCTTCAAATTGGATTTGCCGTAGACGAAGAAATGAAGAACTGGTTGGAAATATACAACTGGATGCAGGATCTAGGTATCGGATATAAGACTTCATATGAAGTTCTCAATGAACCACAAAAGGTCGCCAGTGCGTATATTCTTGTCATGAATAGCAATTACAGACCACAAATGGCAATTAAATTTAGAAATGTATTTCCCACATTTTTGAGTGGAATTGATTTTGACTCTTCGGCAGTAGATTCTGAAACAGTGATTGCCACTTCTACATTTGCATATACTCACTATGAAGTAGAAGTATTTGAAAACACCCCCTGATTTGGTATACTCTTTATTATGAATATTCAACAAATTAAAGCACAAGCAGAACTTGATACCGCAATTGACATCAATCATTTAGACGACGAATCTTCAAAGATTCCTCAACTTCACAACAAATATCTCTGTATGTTGATGGATGAGAAGTTGATTCTTGAAAGATACGAATCAGAACTCAAAGTTCTTCGTCGCGACAAGTGGTTGTACTATTCTGGCAAAATGTCAGAAGAAGAATTAAGAGAAAAGGGATGGGAACCCTTTGATCTGGCAATTCTCAAGAACGAACTTGATCGCTTTATTGAAAGTGACTCAAGTGTCATCAATCTTTCAAATAAAGTATTTCTTCAGAAGGAGAAGGTGAACTATATTGAATCAGTTGCCAAGATCATTTCCAATAAGATTTGGAATATAAGATCTTCAATTGAATGGATCAAGTTCACTCAAGGACTATGATTCGTATAAAGACCATAGATTCCGTCTACATTGAGATTGATTGTGAAAAAGGAATCGCAAAAGAATTAAGTTCCTTCTTCACATTTCGTGTTCCGAACTCTCAATATAATCCTGCGTTTCGCAAGAAACGATGGGATGGCAAAATTCGTCTCTTTAATATTCTAACGAATAAGATATATGCTGGTCTTTTACCATATGTTCTGTCATTTGCCAAGGACCGTGGGTATAAGGTAGAGTACGAAGACGGTCTACACCCCTCAGAAGACCCCGTAGAATTCCCTACAGTCCATTCTAACGGTCAGGTCATTCAACCGCACGACTACCAGATAGACGCGGTAAAGCACGCCATATCAAAGCGTAGAACTCTCCTGATCTCTCCAACGGGAAGTGGTAAGAGTTTGATCATCTATTTTTGCATTTTAGAACTCATGAAGAGAACCGACAAAAAGATTTTGGTGGTTGTACCAACGACAGGTCTGGTTACTCAGATGTGTTCGGACTTTATAGACTACGCAAATGACAAGAAGTTTGCTAAGAACATTCACTTGATCTATGGTGGTCAGGAAAAGCAGACAAATGCTCGTATCATTATTTCCACATGGCAAAGTCTTCACACTCTTCCCGAATCTTTTTTTGAACAGTTTGATGCGATCATTGGAGACGAATCCCATTTATTCAAAGCAAAGTCATTGACAAAAATCATGACAAGATTGAAGCAATGTGAATATCGTATCGGAACCACGGGAACTCTTGACGGAACTCAGGTTCATCAGTTGGTTCTCGAAGGACTATTTGGAACACTCTATCGGGTCACACACACCAAAGAACTAATTGACCGTGAAGTATTGGCACAACTAAATATTAATTGTCTGATACTCAAATATCCTGAATCTGATGTCTCGCAGATCAAGAGAGCAAAGTATCAAGAAGAAATAGAATGGTTGGTTCTTAATGATAAGAGGAACAATTTTATATGTAATCTTGCTAACCATATTCCTGGCAACGTCCTTGTCTTGTTTAATTTTGTGGAAAAGCACGGAGTCCCACTTTTCCAACAATTGTCAAAAGACAAAAAGAAAGAAGTATTCTTTATTTCTGGTAAGACGGATGTGGAAGATCGTGAACAGATACGCAAGATCGTGGACAAGCATGATAACAGTGTACTTGTCGCATCTTATGGAACGTGTAGTACAGGCATCAATATCAAGAACATTCATGCGATTATATTTGCCTCACCTTCAAAGTCTGTCGTGCGTGTTCTTCAATCAATAGGTCGAGGACTTCGTAAGTCAGATACCAAGGACAAAGTAACTCTTTTTGATATAGGAGATGATCTTAGTTGGAAGTCTTATCGTAATCATGCTCTTCGTCATCTGGATGAGAGAACTACCATATATACTAATGAGCAGTTCACATTCAAGAAGACTAAAATCAATCTAGGAGATTCGCTGAATGAACATCAAGATTCTTAAACTTCGTAGTGGTGAAGAAATTGCATGTCAAGTTCTGGAAGAAGGCAACGAGAATATCAAGATTTTTCAACCAATGCTGTTCAAAACTTCTTCTACATATGATCCAATGGGACGCATGGTTGATGTAACAAGTCTACACGATTGGTTGATGAATACAGATAATAAAGAAGCAGTACTTCCATCAAATCACGTTGCACTCATGAGTGAACCAAATAAATCAACAGTTGAACTTTATAAAATTGAAAGCAATCGTGAGTTTTCAGAGAACTCAAGAAGCGTATCAATCAAAGAGACTGAAGACATCAGCATGAAAGCACCAAGTGCAGAAGATTTTGGTACATTTATTGACGAACTTATTCAAGACATCAATAAAGCATCTGCCGAAATGGAAGAACTAGAACAAATGTCAGAAGAAGATTATCCAAAACCAAAGAGAAAGAAGAGAAGAAACAAAAAATCTAAGTCCTCTTATCTTCCACCTGACATGGTAGACGAATCAGAATTGGATCGTCATATGATTATGATGCAACTCTATATTCCTGCTGAAGCAATCATGAATATGATTACATCGGGAATGTTAGATCCCCAGACTCTTTTAGATATGGTTGATGAAGTGAAAAAGCGAAACCGCTTTACTGGAGACGAAAAGAAGCGTGAAGACTTCGGTACTAAGTATACTGATTGGAATCCAGATCCTAACTCAGATGACTATAAGTAATAGAGTACTTGATAGCTCTAGATCTTCTTCATTCCCACACAAAGATTATACAGATACTTCCAAGAACCTGTCAAGCCCTAATTACATTTTCACTTGAAAAATGTCAAGATCTCTTGACATTCGTGAACAAAGTGATATGATGTGTCCTATGAATGAAAACGACGAAAAAGAAATTGAAGACGAAGTCAAGACTTTAAGACATTACATTGATAATGAAAAGTTTTGCAAGTCAATGACCGAATGGAAAAAGAAGGTCAATAAGGCAGAAGCAGTCGGTGAAAAACGACCACCAGTGACAAATTACATTGCTGAGAGTTTTTTAAAGATTGCCGAACATCTTTCACATCGTCCCAACTTTATCAACTATCCCTTTAGGGAGGATATGATTGGAGACGGTGTAGAAAATTGTCTTCTTTATGCTCATAATTTTGATCCTGCAAAATCAAGTAATCCGTTTTCGTATTTTACGCAGATCATATATTATGCCTTTCTGCGACGAATTGAAAAAGAAAAGAAACAGGCATTTATAAAATATAAGTGTCTACAGATGGCAGATATGGATGGTAAATTTACAGAC